GCTAGGGTCATTCCCGAAAGAGAACTCCTCATTCTCCTGCTGTTTGTTTTATTTTAGAGGATTATCTGAGGAGATAATATGGGAATGTTTACAGACTTAATCAATGACAACACTAATAAGGAAGTTCAACGATTTAAATTAAATCAAGGATACGCATCTAAACGTGGACTTACTTTATTAAGTATGTTTTTAAAGAAACCTAGGTGGTACGGAAACTATATTTTTAATACCTGTGGTCATTCCACGGTTAGACAAATCAGTAATATTTGTAATAGTAAAGGAGTACTTACTTGCAAGATGTGCTCAGACTCTCGTGCAGAGGAAGCAGAGTCTTTAAGAGGTCTGTTATGTCTTGGGGCTTCCTCTGATGGGTGTGTTCTGAAACGAAAGTACAAAGTACTAGAGTGTGGGCATGAGGTAGATATTTTCTACAGTAATTTACAAAAACCTCCGCTCATTCCTTATGTGTGTGATGAGTGTACGCAATCAAAGCTCACACTGGCAACGTCAAAATATGGTATAGAGTTAGTAGAGAAAGCACCAGAGGCAGCTAGGCATCTTAATCGCCCCAACAGTTATAATAGGTACAGACATTTAGAGTGCGGGCATACTTTCTATATGTTAGAGCACCGACTTAAACATGGTGTACCTAAGTGCAGTGACTGCGAAGAAGTTGCATATCTTGCGCTAGTAAGGCAACGTGGATTAGAGTTACTAGGAGATGCCTCAAGCCTTGAGCTTCCATCGAGATTTAAAAGTTATAGATTTGTAGACTGTGGGCACATCAGGGATATAGACAAAGTTTGCGTGACTCGTAATAATTTTATTTGTCACGAATGCAACGATTCATATTTGAATAATGCAAGTAATATCTACCTATTTAAAATCAAGGTATTTGATTTTACTTTCTTAAAACTCGGCTATGGTAAAAACCCAAAAAACCGCATTAGAGAATATGGCTTACTAGGTGGAAGTTCTTCAGACCTGCTTTACTCGTTTCCTGTTGTTAATGGAAGAGTTGCGACAAAACTTGAACTGGACATACACTCAGATTTCATAGAGTATAAACTTCCCGTTGAAAAAATGAAACAGTACATGCGTAGAACAGGTTACACCGAATGTTATCCTGTGGAGCTTGAATCAGTTTTATTAAATAAAATGCGAGATGTCTACATAAGAATAAAGGAAACGGATGAATGAAGAATTAGTGTTTGCACCAGCGTCCAAAGCTCAAGAGCAGTACCTTTTGAGTGATGCTGATATAACTTACTACGGTGGTGAATTGCGCCTCCGAGCAAAACCTATTTAATTCGGTGAAACCCTAACGTAAAGCCGAGGGCAATACCGAGCCAAGCAAGAGAGTAATCTCTGGGCGTGTGTAGAGACTAAAGCGAAAGCTTGTAGGCTGCAAGTGCAGTCGAAACAGTAGGTAATCGAAAGATTAAAGATATAGTCCGATACCCGTAGAAATATGGGAGTGAATTAACGAATCACATAACAAATATGGCAGCGGGAGCAGGTAAATCATTTTGCTTGCTTGGCTCATTCCTGAAGTTCTGTCACCATCCTCGTACTCGTGGTGTGATATTTCGTAAAACAACAAAGCAACTTAGTAACAGTGGTGGCTTATTTGATGCTGCAATTCAATTATATAAGAAGGTTGACCCAGCTTTAAAAGTAAGAAATCGAGACTTAGAAATTATCTTCAGTTCAGGTGCAACATTGAAGTTTGCTTACTTAGATAACCCATCAGATAAATATAACTGGCAGGGGGCAGAACTTAATTTTCTCGGCTTCGATGAAATTCAACAGCTCTCTAGGGAGAATGTGGTTTATCTTTTCTCTAGGCTCAGGTCAACCTCCGTAGATTTTAAGAAACAAATCTTTGCGACAGGTAATCCCGATTACGATTCCTTTATGCGTGAGTGGGTTGAGTACGCACTTGACGAACGAGGTATTCCAATAATACGGGATGAGTATCCTAACAGGTATTTTGTGCAGGTATCTGGTGGCGGTATGGAATGGGCAGATTCAAGAGAAGAACTTGAGAAAATCTATGGCACAGGTGGTGAGTCGGGGATACTTAGTTTCAAATTTATTCCGGGGAATATCTACTCAAATCCTGTGTTGATGAAGGCTGACCCAAGCTATATTTCTAAACTAAAAGCCCTCCCCCTAGTAGAAAAAGAACGCCTACTTTACGGTTCTTGGTACGCTCGTGAGAGTGCATCAGGTTACTGGAAACAACACTGGGTAATAGAAGTTCTATACCCTCCCGCAAAGGTGCTTAAACGTGTCAGGGCTTGGGATTTGAGTTTCACAAAACCAAATGAAAGCTCCTCGAAAAATCCTGATTATACAGCAGGTGTTTTGATGTCTAAAGATGTTAAGTCACTTTATACAGTTGAAGATGTCGTTAGGATTCGTGACCGAGCACATGTTGTTGAAGAACTTATTCTCAATACAGCAAGAGCAGATGGCACAGACGTAGTTGTCGGATTACCTCTTGACCCCGCAGGTGGTGGAGCTTATGTCAAGGGATTACAAAAGCGTCTATTAGAAGCTGGTTTTATTTGTAGATTAGTTAAGCCTACAAGAGCTAAGGTACAGCGGTTTGCTCCGTTTGCTGCTGTAGCAGAAGGTGGTTTTGTTAGCATTGTCAAAGGTGAGTGGAATGCGGATTACCACAGGGAACTCGAAACCTTCGACGGTACTAATAATTATAAGGACGACCAAGCAGATGCAAGTTCAGATTGTTTTGTTTTACTAAATAAGCAAGCACCTTTACCATCCTTCTCCCTCCCAGACCTAACCCAAGCAACCTCTTTCGGCTTCCAAACAACCCAACTCCCCACAGGTGCAGCACCCCTTCAACAAGGCGAGTTCACTTAAAGTAAATCTCCAAGGAGCTAATCCAATATATGACAACAAGAAAATCAAAAGTAGAAAAATCGTACAGTGGATTAGATAAACCAGAAGCCTTTACTCTAGGTGAAATGGGTGTATCAGGTATGAGAATGTTTGGTGGTATTCCTGCTGAGGAAATCAAATCTGAACTGAACTTTCCAACGAACTTAAAGACCTACAAACAAATGCTTCTACATCCAGCATGTAATGCAGCAATAGGTCTTTATAAGTCCATGTTGACTAAAGCAACTTTTAGAGTTCTCCCTTGCAAGAATCCAACAGCTAAAGAGAAGAAGCAAGCACTAATTATCGAGCAAATGCTCGGTGATATGGAAATCCCGCTAGAGGATGTCATTGCTTCCAGTTTAACTTCCTTAGATTATGGTTTTGCACCACTAGAGAAGGTCCTTCGCCGTAGAACCAAAGAAGAAGGTTCTATGTACAACGATGGTTTGGTTGGGATTAAAAAGTTAGCGTTACGTCATCAACAAAGTATCACTAATTTTGTGTTCGATGACGAGGGTAACGATGTAATAGGTATGAAGCAAAACCTAGCATACGTTAACGACCCTTTTGGACGTTATACAAAGCACCCAACAGGTGTTGTTGTTCTCCCTCGTGAGAAGTTCTTACTGTTCACTGTAGGACAGAATAAAACCAACCCTTACGGTACTTCTCCTTTGAGGAACGTATACCTTCCTTGGAAGTATTTACAAGCGATTGAAGAACTTGAGGCATCTGGAGTAGCTAAGGATTTACAGGGTGTACCTTTATTAACCTTACCTGCTCAGTACATGTCCTCTGAGGCATCCCCTGAACAAAAAGCAGCACTCTTGAACTTCCAGAACATCCTCAGGAATCTTCAGCAGAACTCTCAAGCAGGTGTGATGCTTCCTAGTGATGTAGACCCAGATACTAAGCAGAAGCTGTTTGACTTGGAACTTATGTCCACGGTAGGTCAGAAGTCCTTTGATACAACGAAAATAAAATCTTACTACCGAGAGATGATATTCATTGGACTAGCTGCTGACCTCTTACTTTTAGGTAACACATCGACAGGTAGTTTTGCTTTAGCATCAATTAAGAACTCACTGACAGGCACTCAAGTAGAAGCGTACTTGAAAAGTATTGTGCAGGTGTTTAATAACGACCTTATTAAGCATCTGTATGAATTAAACGGATGGGATATATCTCGCCAGTGTACCTTTGATTATGAGGGCTTTGAAGATACAGACATGGAATCATATTCCAAATTTGTACAACGAGTAGGTGCTGTTGGATTCTTACCTAGAAGTCTTGACGTTATTAATGACATCCTAGGTAAATTAGGTTTAGACTCCCTACCAGAAGGTACAGATTTAGATGTAATTCTCCCAGAAAAGACTTCCCGTTCAGGAGATGGAATGAAAACAGCAGGAGAGGGAACAGCTAATACATTATCTGGAACAGATACTTCCAGTGTAAATACAGATAATGCGGCATAGTATTTGAAATACTAGAGTATTTGTGATATAATATATTATTAAGTTATAACAAAGGATAGGCGGCAGCCGACAAGTAGCTTCGTAAACTACTTCCTTTTGCTTTTATTATTACGCCTTTTACGAAGGAATCAGAATGAAATTTAATAGAGAATTAACCAGAGAACGGTTAAAAGAGGTGCTAGATTATAGCAAAGAGACTGGGGTGTTTGTCTGGATTAAGAAACCTTATCCTCACGCAAACAGTGTCAAAGTGGGACAACCCGCTGGCACTATCCAACATGGTTACACAGTAATTAAGATAGATAACATTCCGTATAAAGCTCACCGTTTAGCTTGGTTATACGCGTTTGGTGTTTTCCCTACGGAGGAAATTGACCACAAGAATGGTAATCGCTCTGACAATCGTTTTCTCAATCTGAGAGAAGTGTCTCATGCGGTTAACTCAAGAAACCAGAAGAAGCGGTCAACAAACACTTCTGGTTTCACAGGGATGTGCTTGCGTAAAAAGATTATAAAAGGGCGTGTCTATGAGTCATGGGAAGTAAATTGGAAACTCCCCTCTGGAAAACAGTGTGGCAGGAGTTTTTCAATTTCGAAATACGGTGTAGACGGAGCTTTTGACTTAGCAATGAATTTTAAATTACTAAAACAACAAGAACTCAATGCAGCAGGTGCTAGGTACTCAGAGAGACACGGAAAACAAGATGCAATACACAGCCCTATCAACACACCCCACACTACAAGGGAAGAGTAGAGAAATAAGATTACTCTTTGCAGACGCAGCCAATGAAGCCCTAGCAAACGGTAGGTCAACTGATGAGGCAATCTTCAAAGGCTTAGCCCTTGTAAAGCAGGCAGAGCAGAAAACAATTAAGAAATTTGTTAAACCTGCTGTTCCAAGACACCTTCAAGCAATCCTGGACATCAGAAATAACCCACAGGCTTATCAGGAAGCTCTACAAGAGCCTCAAATAGCCAAGGCTAACCTACCCCAAGGGAACGATGTTGTAGGCGCTCAATTCGACGATAAAGGGCGTTTAATTCTTAAACTTGCAGATGGTAAAACTATCGTTTCCAATGTTGCACCTATCACAGCCGTTGAACATTCCGTTGTCGTGGTTCAAACCGCCACAGGTACTGGAACAGTGAGTACAGAGACTGAGGGTCTAGATGAACTGACTTATTCAGGTGAAGATTTGCAAAGAGTGGACTACGCAGACGGTACATATAAACTCTTGTATTGGGCAGGTGGTGTTCTTCAGTATGTTGACCATTTCCAAGTAGACCAAACAGTGCGTAAGACGCTTAATTACACAACGGGGATTTTAACCTCAGTTTTGACAGAGATATTATAAAATGACGGCTTATACACATAACACAGGTGCAATCGTTAACTTTGACGCACTAACTTCCCCGTCTGTTAACGCAACCCTTGATACACATGTTATAAGCAATGATACAACACTGGTAATACGTACTGACACATACGCCTGCTCTAACCATAGCGTAGCTGGTGGGTCATTAGATACAGTCTCGTTCACGGGAACAGGTGGTACTCTGAGGATTGACCCAACCTATGTAAGAGTTATTGCCTATACAGGTGGGGCAGGTAACTCCCAAGGAGGTGTTACTGGTGTCTTTCTAGGCGCTTGGACAACATGGCAGACAGAACCAATTGTCGCAGGTGCAGCTATTGGGGCAACAGGTTTTATAAAGATTGGTAACAAAGCAGGTGGGGACTTTACCGCAGGTCTTTTGACTGGTATTACAGCTACTTGTACAGGGGCTGATGTACAAGGGTGGATAGAGGTACGTGGGGCAGATGCGGCAACGATTACAGTACCCCGTATTGGGGCTGTAGAGACGGTTGAAGCATGGTTTCAAATTGGAACTACCACAGGTGTGCGTGGTCAAGTGATT